TCAAAGGGCGTCCGTGATGCGTCGCAGATCGGAGAGGGAAACGTCCTGGTAATACCGCAGCATCTCCTCCGAGGTATGCCCGATAAGTTCCAGTTTATCCCGATCGGGAGCGGACACGGATTTCAAAAGAGTGGCGAAGGTGTGCCGGCAGGAGTGGGGCGTGATCCTGTGTCGCCCGTATTCGTCCGTAGGATTCGATATGCCGATTTGTTCAAGAGCCTCATAGAAATACCCGCGGTACTCCTTCAAAGCCAACTGGGAGCCGTCTGGAGCGCAGAACAGGGGCCCTGCAATCCTATCGCAGGCCAGGCGGTCTATGATGGGCTGGATTTTGGGGGATATGGTCACGGTACGGTTGATGCCGGCCTCGGTTTTGATCCCTCCTGTGATGGCTTTTTCTTTCCGGTTGTAGTTGGCTACATCCAACTTGAGGAAGGCGCTAGGGCGGAAACCCAGGTAGCAGGCGCAATAGATATAGTCCGCATAGGGGACCCGGTCTATATTGGCTTTTATTTGCTCCAACTCTTTGCTGTTGAATCCCACTTTTGTGGAGGTCTCCCCGGTCCTCACCTTGAGGAATTTTGCAAGGTTAGCTTCTCCGGCCAGATTGGCCGGGACATAACCCCGGGGGATACCGTATTTATACACCAGACCAAGGCACGTTTTTGCGATTTGTCGGGTGCGTTTGCCCGATGTTCCTTTCTTGGGTACGAAGTCATCCAGGCACTCCTGGAGGTCGTCTATGTCCATGTTTTCCATGCTGTTCTGCCAGATAGGCTTGAACACCGAGAACGCCGCCCGGTATCCCTCTAGCGTTTTAGGGGACGCCTGGTGCGTGGGCAGCCATAGGTCGTAAAGCTCTTTGAGAGGAATCTGGGTGGACTTTCGCCGTGTGGGTTTTAAGATGCGCGGGTCCTGGAGTTTTGGAAGGTACTCCAGGGCCTCTCTTTTGGTTTTAAAGCCAGCCTTTTTTGCCATGACCCGGCCCGTGGGGGTATAACCGAAGGTCCGCTCACAGCACCAGCTTGCCCCACGTTTATAGACGGTGCCTTCGCCGTTTCCACGCCGGCGTTTCTGCCGAACCGGCTCTTGCCGGACGCCGCAGGCGAAACAGAAGACCGCCTCTGGGGGCAGTTCGACACCACATTTCTTACAAACCATTGTGTTTTCACCCCTAAATATGCTATATTTAGGGTATAGCAAAGCTCACCTCCCCAAAGGTGCTTTCGCTACACCCGGACCGTTCTCCTGTTGCAGCAGGAGGCGGTCCCTCTTTTTTTTCAGTTCAAATACATAGAGACCATAGTCGCTGTAGACAAGGGTGTGATAATAATCGTCGCCTCGTCCCAATCAATAGAACAAATTGGGGAGCAATCCATATTTTCCCTGTATGCGAGTATGTATGATAAAAGATCAGCTTCTTCGAGTGTATTACTTTCAGTCCAGCCGGGATACCTCATACTAACTTCATAATTACCAAAATGATCAGCGGTTGCCTCAATAATTTCCATACAATAAAAAGCGGTTTCGCTTGCGCTTTCATCCGAGCAGAGAACAGAGTATCCGGTGCGGGCTATTTCGTGACCATCTAATGCGATTATGGCGTTTCCGGGTTTTTCAAAATATGTGACCGTGCCATCGTAGTATAGATATTCCGGGTCGTCCTCAACAAATTTGGAGTTAAACTTCTTAACCTCGTTAATACTCATGTCAGATACATTATTGGCCAAGAAACCAAGCGGGTCGATGTCTGCGTACTTGTTAACCGCAGTTGAAGCTCCTCCTGAACACCCAACACCGAGCAGAACCAACAGTGAGACTACGAGCGCAGCAAATCTCTTCATCTTTTGTACCCTCTCCTAAAATGGATTATCTTACGAAACTGGTAAAGGCCACGGCCTTGCCCAGTATGCGTACTTCTTCCGTTTCGCTAGACCGGTAGACCAAAGGATCGTACATAGGATTGGCGGGCTCCAGGATGATGCGGTCCTCTAAAGCCTTCACCCGTTTGAGGGTGGCCTCATCTCCGATAAGCACCGCAGCGATTTCTCCGTTCTCCACAGTATCCTGTTTGCGGATATATACGATGTCCCCGTCATAGATGCGGGCGTTAATCATGCTGTCGCCCTTACAACGGAGGGCGAAATCGGCGTGGATGCTTTCCGGGACATCCACTTTGCCGTCCATGTTCTCTACGGCCAGTATCGGCTCCCCACAAGCAATGGTACCAAGAAGTGGTACCTTATAGGTCTTGGGCACAGGAATGATGTTGGAGGCAACGGGGGAAGGGGTGTCTTCCCACCCCATGAGATAAGCCGGTGTTGTATCAAGGGCTGCGGCAAACTGCACGATTTTTGATTGCGGTATGTCGTTTTCACCCATTTCGATCTTATTAATAGAGGATCGGGATTTATACCCCATCTTAGTAGCTAATTCTTCCTGTGTAAGCCCTAATTCTTCACGACGCCTTTTGATTCGCTTATATAATTCCAAGGTAAGAATACCTCCTTAACAAGCACTATAGCAGATTGTATACTTAAATTCAACATTTTTTGGTGTTTTATAAAAATAATGTTGACATTAATTCTACACGGTGTTATCATGCGATTGTAGATTAATAATCTACATAGGAGGTGAGCAAATGACGGACAGCAAAAAACTTCGTGAGAAGATAGAGGGGGCGGGGCTAAAGTATTCGTTCTTAGCAAAGAAACTGGGGCTATCTAGCTATGGCCTACAAAAGAAAATTGAAAACGATACTGAGTTTAAAGCCAGCGAGGTAAAATCTCTTGCGGATCTGCTTAATCTTTCAACCATTGAACGCGATGAAATTTTTTTTGCCTAGCGTGTAGATTAATAATCAACAAACAAAGGAGAGTAGTTGAGGTGAAAGCGACTCTGCAAATATTTAACGACAACAGGCTGGGGTCCATTCGAGCGATGGTAATCGATAAAGAACCATACTTTGTAGGAAAAGACGTGGCAGAGGCTCTAGGGTATAGCAATCCGAGGGATGCACTGGATAACCCCACAAGGGAGGTGGTCTATCACGGATACGGCAAAGAAAAAGAAATGGTCCCTGGAGGACGTTGAACAGCTGGGCGGCGACCCACTCTCAGCCGAGGAGGTGTCCCGCTATCTAGGAGTGAATCCACAGGCGATAAGGGAGCAGGCAAGACGGGATAAAAGCCTACTGGGATTCCCGGTCATCGCCTGCGGTGTGCGGGTCCAGATGCCCAAGGAAGGGTTTTTGAACTTCTGCCGGGGGTGGAGTAGCCCCTCTCAAAAGAAAGGGGAGAGCATGCAATGAAGCAGTACAGCATTCGCCCGGATAGCTTGGCCGATAAAACCCTTCGGGGCATCAAGATCGTAGGTTTTGTATTGGTGTTGGTCTGCATGGGGGTAGAACTATGAGTGCTATTTGGCCCTTTGTCTTGGGAGCTCTTTTGGGAGCTGGTCTAGGAGCGATGGCGGTATACGGCTTCTTTGCCGGAGAAAGCCGCCGGCGGAAAAACGAAAAAAGAATGCACGAGCAGGAGCTTTGCCACCTTCGGATGGAAGTTGCGGCTCTTGCCTGTGCGATAGCGAAACAAAAGAGGGAGGAGAGAGAAAAGTATGGCAGCAGCAAATATAACCATTGAACTGTGCGCGGAGGATCGGGCCCGATTGGACAGGATCATAGCTGGATTGGCCAATCTGGCAGGAAATTCGCACCAGGAACAGCCGAATATTGAAACTCAGGCAAATACCTTTCCGGTGAAGGAAAAGCCTTCACAGCCCACTGAGACGGTCACAGAGGGTCCAGAAATTACTCTGGAACAGGTACAAAAGAAGGTGGTTCAGTTGGCCGCTGGATGGGGTGGGGCGAAAAAGGCTCAGGTCCGTGCGATCATAAACGACTACGCACCGAAAGTGCCCGATCTGCCAGTTGATAAGCTGCCAGAGGTATGGGAGCGGCTGCTCGCACTGGAGGCGGGGGCATGACTGCGGTAAGCGATCACAGCGCCCGGGCCCATGCTCTGTTGAGCGCATCCAGCTCAGCCCGATGGCTGGCCTGTCCGCCATCCGCGATAGCGGCCAAAGCGTATCAGAACCAGGATACCGAATACACCCGGGAGGGCACTCTGGCCCACGAAGTGGCGGAGCTGGTGGCTAGAGAACGTCAAGCTGATCGTTACCCTGATTTAATCAGTTACTTCGCCTGGCCAGACGGCACCGACCAAGAGATGGTTGAGTGCGCCCGCGGCTATGCGGACTACATCGAGGAACAAACCCGCAGTGTTGACGCGGCCGTTCTATTGGAACAGCGTGTGGATTTCTCCCCTTGGGTACCGGAAGGTTTCGGTGCAGCGGACTGCATCATCATCCAAGACGGCACCATGGATGTGATCGACTACAAATATGGCAAGGGGGTGGCCGTATCAGCGGAGGACAACCCTCAGATGAAGCTCTACGGTCTGGGAGCGCTGAATGACTTCGGGTTTGCCTGTGAGGTGACCACCGTCCGAATGCATATCTATCAGCCCCGTATGAACAACATCAGCGTGTATGAGTTGCCCGCTGCGGAGCTGTTGAGTTGGGCGGAGAAGACCGTTAAACCAACCGCGGCTAAGGCCGCTAAGGGTAAGGGGGCTTATAAAGAGGGGGAGCATTGCCGGTTCTGTCCACATGCTGGGCGATGCCGGAAACTAACCAAGGCCTGTACTGAGTATGTGCGTACCTACACTGGGAGGTTAGGGGTAAAGGTGCTGGCGCCGTATGAGGTAGCAGACATTCTTGCCATGGAGCCCATGATCACCCTCTGGCTGAAACGGGTCAAAGCCCAGGCTATGGATACTTTGCTCCAGGGCGGCGAGATTCCGGGGTACAAGGTGGTAGAGGGCAAGATGGGCAACCGTAAATGGTCCGACGAGTTGGCCGTGGCTGAGAAGCTGAAGGCCGAAGGGTACGGCCTGGAGGACTACACCGAGACCAAACTGCTGAGCCCTGCTGCACTGGACAAGGCGATTGGAAAGAAAAAGACCGCGGAGCTGTTAGCCGATCTGGTTACCCGGACACCAGGATCACCGATTATTGCACCTGAGACTGATAAACGGCCCGCATATAACCGGGTGGCCGAAGCAGTAAAAGACTTTGAGGAGGAGACCAAGCGGTGATCAATCTAAAAGATTTCACGGAGGGATCTTTAATACGCCTAAAAAAAAATAGGTGCCAAAGAACCCTGTGATCTGATTTTGCTTTCAACTACAAAAGAAGCTATAGACCTCATCCGTGACTTACTCCATGCAAATGCGTATCAAATAACCCCAGAACCACTTTGGACTACAAATAAAGGAGACAACGAATAATGGCAACTAAAGTAGTGACCGGAAAAGTTAGGTTTTCATATGTACAGATTTTTGAGCCCAAGGAGCCTATCTCCGGAGGTGATCCTAAGTACAGTATTACCCTCTTAATCCCCAAAAGTGACACTGCCACTGTTGGCAAGATCAAAGAAGCGATGAAGGAGGCCAGGGAGAACTTCTGTAAGCGTAACGGGGCTAACGCCCTACCCATGAACCCGGTAAATCCATTGCACGATGGCGATGGGGTGAAAGACAATGGCGATCCCTACGGCCCCGAATGCGCCGGGTGTTGGGTGCTTTCGGCTTCTGCCCGAGAAACTCAGAGGCCTGTTATTGTTGATGCCTTCCGCAACGAAATCACTGATCCCGGGGAGGTGTACAGCGGATGCTATGGCCGGGCAGCCATTAACTTCTACGGATACAGCAACGTGAAAAAGGGTATCGGTTGTGGCCTGTTGTCCGTACAAAAGCTCCATGACGGAGAGCCGTTTGGCACTGTGGGTAGTGCGTCCGATTTTGACGATGATTACAAAGAGGACAGTGGGCTGATGGACGATGACAGCTGGATGTAAGCGGGAACTATTCATCGACCTGGAGACGTTCAGCAGCGTGGATATCCGCGCTGCTGGACTTTATCCCTATGTAGAAAGTAAGGACTTTGAAATCCTACTGGTCTCCTATGCCTATGGAGATGGGCCGGTACAAACGCTGGAAACCTGCGTTCCTGTGCCACCTAAAGAAGCACATGAAATGTTACAGGGTCTCACGGAAGGACTGCGAGACCCTGATACTACCAAGATTGCCCATAACTGCGCTTTTGAGCGGGCCGCACTCGGTAAACAAATAGGTGGCGTTTATATGCCGCCAGAAGAATGGAATGACACCATGATCCTGGCTGCCATGAATGGATTACCCATGAGCCTGGACGCCGCGGGTGCTGCGCTACAGATCACCCAGCAAAAGCTCAAAGAGGGTACTACCCTGATCAATTATTTCTGCAAGCCCTGCAAACCCACTATTGCCAATGGCGGGCGGACTAGAAACCTACCACACCATGCCCCGGAGAAATGGGAACGGTTCAAAGAATACTGTTGCCGAGACGTGGGGGCCATGCGCCAGATATACAGGCGCCTGCAACGCTTCCCGATTCCGAACTGGGAGCGGAAGGTCTGGCACCTGGATGCTCGGATCAACGAGCGCGGGGTGATGGTCGACACAGAGCTGGCGGCGGCTGCTATTGCGGTGGATGACGAGTTTACTGCTACACATACCGAAGAAATGAAACGGTTGACCGGTCTGGAGAACCCAAATAGCGTGGCTCAGTTAAAAGACTGGCTGGCCGATGCCGGATTGTTTTGTGAGAGCCTGAACAAGGCCACCGTTAAAGAACTAAAGGCCCAGACAACCGACCCGACCACTCGGCGGGTGCTTGAACTCCGGCAAATGCTGGGTAAGACCAGCACAACCAAGTACCAAACCATGACCAGAGCAGCCTGCTTAGATCACCGGGTGCGGGGCCTGCTTCAATACTATGGCGCAGGCCGAACAGGACGCTGGGCAGGTCGGCTAGTCCAGGTTCAGAACCTACCCCAGAACCACCTGGAACAAATTGATCTGGTCAGGGAGCTGGTGAGACGCAAAGACCTGGAAACCCTGGAGATAGCCTACGACAGTGTGTCTGATGTGCTGAGCCAGTTGATTCGCACGGCCTTTATAGCGAAACCGGGGCACACGTTCCTGGTGGCGGACTATTCTGCCATAGAGGCTCGGGTGATCGCATACCTGGCGGGGGAGAAATGGCGGATGGACGTGTTCGCTGGCGACGGGAAGATATACGAAGCCAGCTACGCCAAGGCGTTCAACGTCCCGGTGGAAAGCGTGAAAAAGGGCAGCCCGGAGCGGCAAAAGGGCAAAATCATGGAACTGGCCCTGGGCTACGGCGGCGGGGTCAGAGCTATGATTGCGTTCGGCGCGGATAAGCTGGGCCTCTCCGAGGGCGAGATGCAGGGCCTGGTTACGGCCTGGAGGCAGGCATCACCCACCGTTCCGAAATTCTGGCGCGCAGCTGAGAGTGCAGCCAGTAGAGCGCTTGAGACACCAGGTCGTGTGTACACACTGCCCTGTGGGGTGAAGTACTATCGCGATGTGGATGCTCTGCGGTGCGAACTGCCCTCTGGACGGACTCTATCGTATTGGGGTGCCCGGATAGAGGATGACGGAATCGTATTTATGGGGCAGAACCAGACCACACGGAAATGGGAAAAGACGGAGACATGGGGCGGCAAACTGGTGGAGAACATCGTCCAGGCGTATGCGCGAGACTGCTTGGCTGTAGCACTGCTCAGGCTCGATGCGGCAGGATACCCGATTGCGTTCCATGTCCACGACGAAATTGTGGTGGAAGCCCCTGAAGGCAGCCATTGGGAGGACATGGCGGAAATCATGAGTCGGCCTATCGATTGGGCACCGGGGCTGCTACTAAAAGCAGATGGATACACAACAGAATTTTATATGAAGGACTAGAGGGGAGGTGGGGATTTGCACCTAAGCTACGATAAAAAATTAGATGTCGCCACGGGCAATAGCCGAAAAGTAAAAACGTGGAAAAACCGTACCATGCTATGGTCCGATCTCCTTGACCGATTGGCTGGAACCACCCGCACCCCGGAGACGGTAGCAGAGTATCGGGCAATGGGCCGGGAACAGCAGGCGGACATTAAGGACGTAGGTGGATTTGTAGGTGGGTATTGCAATAACGGCCGCCGATCAGATGTCCGGCACCGGTCCCTGTTATGTCTTGATGCCGATTTTGCCGATGCAGAGCTTTGGCCAGATTGGGAGATGCTCTACGGCAACGCGGCGGCGATATACTCCACCCACAAACACATCCCCGAAAAGCCTCGACTCCGACTGGTAGTGCCTCTGATGCGGGACGTATCCCCGGATGAGTACCAGGCAATAGGCCGCCGGATTGCTGAGGCATTGGGGATGGATAAGTTTGACGATTCGACCTATCAGCCTCAACGCATCATGTATTGGCCTAGCACCTCTCAGGACGGGGAGTTCTTTTTCCGATACTTGGACGCGCCACTACTGGATCCGGATAAAGTGCTGGCGACATACCACGACTGGCGGGATATATCTGCGTGGCCAATGAGCAGCCGGGTGGCGGAAGTGGTCCAGCGAACCGCTACCAAACAAAAAGACCCATTGACTAAGCCGGGTTTGGTTGGAGCATTCTGCCGGACCTACACCATCCAGGAAGCCATTGAAGCCTATGTGCCAGTATATCAGCCCTGCGATGAGCCCAACCGGTATACCTATACAGAGGGGTCTACGGCGGCGGGTGTGGTTATTTACGAGGATAAGTTCAGTTATAGTCACCATGCTACGGACCCCGCAAGCGGGCAGCTGGTGAACGCCTGGGACTTGGTACGCCTGCACCGGTTTAGAGAGCTGGATGCAGGCTGTGAGCCGGGCACTTCCGCGAGCAAACGACCCAGCTATAAAGCAATGACCGAGCTTGTGCTAAAAGATCAGCGGGTAAAAGCCCAGATCATAGAAGACCGAACATCAGAAGCGCTGGAGGACTTTGACGGATTGGAGGAGCCTGCCGAGCAGGATAAAGAGTGGAAGGGCAAGTTAAAGCTCACAGAAAAAGGAACGATAGCCCAAACCATTGAGAATACGGTAACGATTCTAAGCCATGATCCAAGGCTGGCAGGTCGGCTGGCATTTAATGAGATGGAGCACAGCATTGTTGCTCAGGAGGACCTGCCGTGGCGAAAAATCATCGGCGCCAGCCAGTGGGTGGACAGTGACGATGCTGCCCTGCGGCTATACCTGGAGCGGATGTATGGTATTTCCAGTAAAGACAAGATATACGATGCGGTCAACGTGGTGGCCCAGCGAAACAGATTTCATCCAGTCCGGGAGTACCTAGAAGGGTGTATCTGGGATGGTGTGCCGCGGGTGGAAACGCTGTTGGTGGACTACCTGGGGGCGGAGGATAGCCCGTATACTCGAGCGGTGACCCGGAAAACCCTGGCTGCTGCGGTGGCTAGGATATTTCGCCCCGGGTGCAAATTCGACTACATGCTGACCATTCATGGGGAACAGGGGATTGGAAAGTCTGCCCTGGCGGCCAAACTGGGAGGTCCTTGGTTCTCAGACACGTTTTTTACCGTCCAAGGTAAAGACGCCTATGAGCAGATACAAGGCGTATGGATTATGGAGGTTGGAGAACTGGCAGGGATGAGGAAGGCCGAAGCGGAGGCAGTCAAGCTGTTTGTTTCCAAACAAGCTGACCGGTTTCGACCCGCCTATGGACGCCGTGTGCAGGATTTCCCGCGCCAGTGCATTTTTATTGGTACTACAAATGAAGCGCAATTTCTACGAGATACCACGGGAAACCGCCGATTCTGGATTGTGAGTACACCCAACAGGCCGACCAGGGATATGTGGAAGGAGCTCACCCCAGAAATGGTGTGCCTTATCTGGGCGGAAGCGGTAGAAATCTTCCGTGCGGGGGAGGAACTGCGTTTGCCGGATGAGCTGGAGGCAGAAGCCCGAGAAGTCCAGGAGACATATAAAGAAGAAAACCCCAAGATTGGTGTGGTTGCCGAGTATCTGGACCGACTGTTGCCGGAAGGGTGGGAGGATATGGACACCTATTCCCGCAGGCAATGGCTTGAAACAAACGCCCAGGGCACGATTCGGCGAACCACGGTATGCACATTGGAAGTATGGGCAGAGGCCCTCGGGGGGAACCCGGACAAGCTGGACCGATACGGTGTTAAAGAGGTCTGTGACATTATGTCGAGCTTACCAGAGTGGGTGCGCCAGGGAAACCGGCAGAGGACCTTCAAACCCTACGGGAGGCAGAAGTTTTTCATGCGGAGGGATAGCTTGTGACACAGCTAGAGAAGGACATTGAACGCCGGCTGGTTAGAGAAGTGGAGGGCCGCGGGGGCATGTGCCTGAAATGGGTTTGTCCTGGCTGGTCTGGGGTGCCAGATAGGGTCGTATTATTGCCAGAAGGCCGGATCGTATTTGTGGAACTGAAACGACCTAAAGGTGGGAGAATGTCTGCTGTACAAAAGTGGTGGACGCATAAACTGGTTGATTTGGGCTTTGACTACGAGCTGATACGGAGCAACGAGGATTTGGCGCTTTTTATACGGCTGTATCTGCAATAGGGGGAGGTGGTTTAAATGGGGTTTACACCCTACCCGCATCAAGCTGCTGGAATTGATTGGATCATAGAGCACCCGGCGTGCGCGCTGCTTTGGGGTATGGGCACTGGTAAGACGGTAACTACGCTGACCGCAGTAAACCAGCTGCTGTACGAGTACTTGGAAGATGGTCCGGTGCTGGTGATCGCTCCCAAGAGGGTGGCAGAGAATACCTGGAGCAAAGAGATCGAGAAATGGCCGCACCTCCGGCATCTACGGGTCAGCAAGGTCATAGGATCGAGAGACCAACGTATGACCGCCCTGGATGCCCCAGCGGACGTGTACGTCATTAACCGGGAGAACGTCTGCTGGCTGGTGGACCTGGTCGGTAAGCACTGGCCATTCCCCATCGTAGTGGTCGATGAGTTGAGCAGTTTTAAAAGCGCCCAGGCTAAACGGTGGAAAGCTCTCCGGCGGGTTCGGGGACGTATCCAGAGGATTATTGGCTTGACCGGCACGCCGCGGCCTAACGGCCTGGAGGATCTTTGGCCTGAAATATACCTGCTGGACCAAGGTAAGCGTCTGGGACGGACGCTGGGGGCCTTCCGGGCAAAGTACTTAGTTCCCGAGAAAATGAACGGGCATATTGTGTACAGCTACAGACCCCGAGATGGAGCTGAGGCGGAGGTGTACGACCGATTGGCAGATATCTGTATGAGTGTCCGCAAGGGTGACGTGCTGATTCTTCCTGGGCAGGAGTATATCGACATAGAGCTGGAGACCCCGCCTGCCTTACTCAAACGGTACAAGCAATTTGAACGGGAGAAGGTACTGGAGTGCCTGGGTGAAGACGGTGAAATCATCGCGGGTGATGCAGCGGCTCTGACCAATAAGCTGCTCCAGTTTGCCAATGGTGCTATTTATGACCTGGATGGTGGGGTACATGAGCTGCACACCATCAAATTAGATGCACTGGAAGAAATGATCGAGGCGGCAGGAGGCGATCCGGTCCTGGTGTTGTACGCCTACCGACACGATGCCGATCGGATCAAGCAGCGGATCGCTTGCCGGGCGCTGGATACCCCAGAGGACATTGATGCGTGGAACCGAGGAGAAATACCAGTAGCGCTGGCTCATCCGGCCAGCATCGGCCACGGGTTGAACCTCCAGGAAGGTGGTCATATCATCGTTTGGTATGGGCTCACTTGGTCGTTGGAGCTTTATCAGCAGGCAAATGAACGGCTGAATCGGCCGGGGCAAAAAAACATCTGTCGGATTTACCACCTAATGCTCAAGGGCACACACGATGCTAGGGTGTTGCAGGCTTTGAGAAGTAAAGACGCGGGACAGGCAGCAGCGCTGGAAGCTCTGCGGCTGGAAATTGTAAAGGGGGAGATGGAGTGACAAAAGCACAGTTACGGGCATACAGAGATATCCGAAAAGAGCGGGATCGATTGCTTGCTATGATCTCGGAACTGGAGGCTATCCTGTACGGCCCTAGATCATCCAAGATAGACGGGATGCCCCGGTCAAGGGCAAAGGTTGACAACGGTCAATTAGAGGCCCAGATGGAACGTCATGCAAAGCTACGGGCCTTGTATGAGGAAAAGGTTCAGAACCTGGCGGCTCAAATGCATGTTATCGAGGGGGCCATTGATGCACTACCTTCTAAAATGCGGACCCTGTGCAGGCTGTACTACATAGAGGGTAAAACATGGGGCCAGGTGGGGGCAGATATGGGTTATAGCTGGAGCCAGGTCCACCGGATACATGGAGAGGCTCTCCAGATGTTAAGGAAGGACGAGGCTTATGCCAACGATGAATAGACTTCAAGTCTGCCCCATCTGCGGGAAAAAGTATTATCCGGCAGCATACCACATTTACCATGATACAAAGAAACGGCTGGTGTGTTCCTGGGGCTGTATGCGGAAAAGCGAAAAGGAGCGGAAAGATACTCGTGGGGCCTGATATTTCATCCGATAAGTTGACTATTTGCTACGGAGATAACAAGGAGCCTTTCAGAATAGCGGAGATGGAGGTCATCGATGAGCCCATTGATGATGAAATCGTCAAGCTGCTATCCAGTATTAGCGCCAACAATGCGGAGTTTACGTTTACAGGGGAGATAAAGCATCCATGGATAACAAAATGGAGATGCCTCACGCTTGGACTGTCTTTATGGCAGAAGGTTAAATACGTCCTGGAATGGTGTGCGACCATAAGACTGCGAAGGGTTATACGAAAGGCATATGCAATGGGAGGCAAGCAATGAAGAAGAAAAACAGGGTCTTTGCTGAACGGCTTATGGTGGCAAGAGCGAGGCGTTTAACAACGCAAGCAGAGCTGGCGGAGATGGTAGGTGTATCTGGTCAGACCATATCAGCATACGAGCGAAATATTCAAACCCCATCGCTGGATGTAGCTGTTGGGATTGCCGATGCCCTTGGCGTTTCTCTGGATTGGCTTGCCGGGAGGGAGGAACAGAGTAAGGGATGTCCATGTGATTTGTGCCAATACAATCCCCCATCCAGTATGGGCGGGAAACCGTGTGCTATGTGTCCTGCGTGTGCGGCAGAAAATTAAAAGTATAGTTAAAGAATAATGCGTAATTTTTTAACTATTCCGTTAATGTTTGAACACTAGTGTTGAACTTTAGCGTTGACATGCTGAAAGGAGCTGACCATGAGACTGATTGATGCTGATGCGCTGATGGAAAAATATCATAAGACAACTGTGTGGGATTCACGGGTTGAAATAAATAATGCGCCCACCGTAGACGCTGTTCCTGTGGTTCATGGGCGGTGGGAACGAAAGCAAGATATTTCGACATTTGGAATGCTTATGTTTGAGTGTTCCGAATGTAAAAAGCTTTCCGAGGGGGGTATACTAGACGAACCTTACAACTTCTGCCCCAACTGCGGGGCCAAGATGGATGCGGAGGAATGAGAAAAGACATGAAGAATAAAAAGGTAGTGCGACATTATATAACCCCGGGAATGGGGTATCAGCCGATAGACAACGGGATTAAGCCCACTAACCCTCCAGTGGAGTGGAGGAGCGGATTTGTGATGCAAAAAGAGATGGATGAAAAACGGAAAAGAAGAAAATGCGAGGTTGACGGAAGGGGCGCCTCCTTTATTCAATTTGCTGAGGAAGAACAGGTTTACATAACAATAAACCGTTTTATGGAAAAGGATCAGGCCGAAGCTATCGTGAAGAAAGCATTGTGGACGCACGCCATACCGGCATACTGTTCCTTGAATACAGTGAAGCGCATCATCGCCTTAGTGGAGTACTCAGATGGGGCAGTGGCCAAGGTAGAACCGGAATCAATCCGCTTCATAAACGAGTAATCAACGATGATCCTCGGAGGGGCAAACCTTCCGAGGATTTTCCAGATGTTGGTGCATCGACACAAAAATTCAGCGATGCAGTTGAGCGGGTCAGCGATGCACTATTCACGATTTAGAGCGCTAAAGCTCGATGCAGTCGATGCACTTTTTGGGGGTATCGATGCACCATAAAACACCCATAGAACCCTTTATTTATAGGCTTTTTGAGACCTACTGCACCTACTGCATCGACTGCATCGCTAAATAAAAACATTATCGAAATAGAGTGAAATATAGTAATATATACCCATTTATAGCCTTATCTGAGTACTTTTAGAAAAGTGCGGTGCAGTCGGTGCAGTCGATGCACCTCTCAAAAGACGGAATAGAATGGAATACTCAAAAGTGGTATATTGGTATCGTAGAGAGCCGGGCAGGAATGAGCCTGGCTTTTTCTATTGGAGCGTTCCTAATGACCCAAAAACAGTTTTACAAAACCCAGGCGTGGAGAAGGGCCAGGCAGGCATATATCGATCACAGGTTAGCTGTGGACGGAGGAGTGTGTGAGGTATGTGGAGATGAGCCCGGGAAGGTGGTCCACCACAGGGTTTGGTTGGATGACGTGAATTGCAACGATCCAGAGATCAGCCTCAACCCTGCTAACCTTCGGTATGAGTGCCAAGCATGTCATAACAAAGAGTACGATCCAAGAAAAACGATACCGGGTAGGTGCCGATATGGGCCAAATGGGGAAATTGTACGGAATACAGACTACTAGCATCCCCCCCCCCATTGCTTTATCCGGTGAAAGCAAAAAAGGACCGATCAGGTTACTCAAATTTTACTCTGCAAAAAGTAAGAAGGGGGTGGGGGGTAATGGCCAAAAAGAAGAAAACCACCAGGATCAAGGAAGAAAAAGAGCGATTAGACAAAATTTTCGCTGATTTGGAGCCGAATAAACTGAGCACCTGCGCAGCGTTGATCGACCGGGCGGCATTTATCACGGTGAGCTTAGAGGACCTAGAGGAGGAGCTCAACCGAACCGGATGGACGGAGGAGTACCAGAATGGCGAAAATCAGTCTGGCATGAAGAAATCGGCGGCGGCCGATGTTCATATTAGCCTGACCAAGAATCTGAACACCATTATCAAACAGCTCCTTGAATTGGTGCCGCCCGCGCAAAAGGCGTCCAGGCTATCTGAGATGATGACCAGGTGACACCCTACGCAGATTATATTCAAGAGTATTTCCATAGAATCCAGCTTGGCCAGATCATCGCCGGCAAATGGATCGTGCTTCTATATGAAAAGATCATCGCAGGCCTCCGCGACGGTCTTTTTTTATTTGATATGAAGGAGGCCAATCGAGCCATTACCTTTATCGAGACCTTTTGCCATCATAGCAAAGGTCGCAACGATCTGATAAAGCTGGAGCTGTGGCAAAAGGCGACGGCCTGTCTGATCTTCGGGGTTAAAGACCTTGATGGTTACCGGTTGTACCGCGAGGTGTTTATGGTGATGGGCCGAAAGAACGGAAAGAGCCTATTTGCGGCGGCCTGTATTGCCTACCTGCTTTATCTGGATGGAGAGCATGGCGCGGAAATATACTGTCTTGCTCCTAAGTTGGCCCAAGCTGAAATTGTATACGATAGTTTCTACCAGATGGTTTTGCAGGAAAAAGAACTGTCTGCTCTTGTGAGAAAGCGCCGGTCGGATATTTACCTGGCGGACACAAATAGCCTTGTGAAGATGCTGGCGTTCAGTGCTAAGAAGTCTGACGGATTTAACCCTCATGTAACGATTTGCGATGAGATTTCCAGTTGGCCGGCGGAGCAGGGCCGCAAACAGTATGAGGTAATGACATCTGCTCTAGGCGCACGAAAACAGCCCCTAATCCTGTCAATCAGCACGGCTGGATATGTGAACGACGGCCCTTATGACGAGCTCATGGCCCGCTCCACGGCGTATCTATTAGGCAATAGCGAGGAGCGGCGCCTGCTGCCGATTCTGTACACGATCGATGATGCCGCGAAGTGGGACGACATCGAGGAATTGAAAAAGGCCAACCCCAATATGGGGGTAAGTGTGACCGAGGACTTTTTTATTGAACAGATTGCTATTGCCCGGAACAGCGCCAGTAAGAAGGCCGAATTTCTGGTTAAGTATTGCAATGTAAAGCAGAGCAGCATCCAGGCCTGGATCCCATATGCTGTCATCGACGGTGTGACCCAGGAGGGGTATCAACTAGAGGACTTCCGCAGCAGCTACTGTGTAGGAGGAATCGACCTATCCCAGACCACAGACCTAACAGCTTGCTGTGTTGTGATTGAACGGGAGGGTAAGCTCTATGTTTTTGCGAAATTCTTCATGCCGGAGAATAAGATCGATGAACTCCAAGGGCGGGAGGGCGTACCCTACCGGCTTTATGTATCCCAGGGGTTGATACAGCCCAGCGGGGAGAACTATGTGGATTACAACGATTGCTTTGAATGGTTTCGGATGCTGGTGGAGGAGTATGAAATCCTTCCGCTCCAGGTTGGGTATGACCGATATTCTGCGCAGTACCTGGTAAAGCAGATGGAGCAGTACGGGTTCCATATGGACGATGTTTACCAAGGGGAGAACCTAACCCCAGTGATCCACGAGTGTGACGGCCTGTTGCGGGATCAAACCCTCCTATTGGGGGATAACAACCTGCTAAAGGCCCATTTCTTAAACGTAGCTATGAAACAGAATGCAGAAACCCGGAAAATCCGCCCGGTTAAGATAGACCCACGGTGTCATATTGACGGCTTTGTGGCGGTGGTTGATGCGCTGACGGTTCGCCAGAAATGGCATGATCAGATCGGTGATCAGCTAAAAAATGCAGCATAGGAGGTGGCCAGATGGGCGCATTTGCAAAATTATTTGGTAAATACAAGCTAAAAAAGGCGCTGGGCAGCTGGTTCCAGATGCTAGATGGGTATACCCCGGCATGGACTACTTATGACGGTGGGGTATACGAGATGGAGCTCACACGGGCGTGCATTCATACCTTTGCCACTCATTGCAGTAAGCTCCAGCCGGAGGTGGCAGGTCCGGACTCCCGGGGTATTAAAGCAATGCTTGATGGAAAGCCAAACCTCTTTATGACCAGCGCACAGTTCCTTTATAAAACCGCGACGATTTATGAGGCGCAGAACACCTGTTTCATTGTTCCGTTGCTGGATCAATATGACCGATTGGCGGGGTATTATCCGGTGAATCCGGCGTCCACAGAGGTCCGGGAACTGAATGGTGAGCCCTACATGGTATACACCTTTGGCAACGGAGAGAAGGCGGCCATTGAGTTATCCAGAGTGGGAGTGGTCAGCAAATACCTCTACCAGAACGACCTGATTGGCGAGGATAACAGCGTCCTGAACCCGACGTTGCAGCTGTTGGCCACTCAGAATCAAGGTATCACCGAAGGGATCAAAAATAGCGCAAGTTTCCGTTTTATGGCCACAGTAAACAACTTTGCAAAAGCAAAAGACCTGGCCAATGAGCGAAAGAACTGGGTAGCGGAGAACCTGGGCTCCGATTCTGGTGGCCTGGCGTTGTTCCCAAACACCTATACCAATGTAAAGCAGATCGAATCCGCGGCCCAGATCGTGGACCCGGAGCAGATGAAGCTGGTGCAAAATCGGGCGTTTATTTACTTCGGCTCCAACGAGGACATATTGCTGAACAAGGCTGTGGGGGACGGGTGGAGCGCGTACTACGAAGGCAAGGTTGAGCCTTTTGCAATCCAACTATCCCAAGCCATGACGGTGATGACCTACACCCAGAACGAACGAACCCGTAAAAACGCGATTGTATGGAGCGCCAATCGCCTCCAGTATATGACCAATACCGATAAGCTCCAGGTGAGCAGTCAAATGTTTGACCGGGGTATTCTTAGCACCAACGCCGTGATGGATATCTGGAATTTGCCCCATGTACCAGATGGGGATAAACGATATATCAGAAAAGAGTATATTGAGATTACCCCGCTGGATGCTACTGATCAAACCAAAGACCCTGAACCGGGGGCTGTTAAGGAGGATACCACCGATGACACCGAATAACAAAATAAAGTTCAAGGAGACGGCTCAAGCGCGTGCGCTGGCCGTTTTTTCGTCCACAGACGTGAATAAGCGCATTGATTCCGCGTATTACGTTGAGGGGTATGCTGCGGGGTATGAGCCCTATGTACTGTACTATGATGCGAATGGGGAGCCCGTTTACGAGCGCTTCGATAGAGGCTGTTTCGATAACTGCGATATGAGCGACGTCATTATGCAGTACGACCACACAGGCCGCGTACTGGCCAGAACCGGTAATGGCAGTTTGATTGTGGAGGTAAACGAACGCGGTTTATTCTGTGCTGCCGACCTGAGCCGGACCGAAGCGGCAAAGGCCTACTACGACGATATCGTAGCGGGGATGGTTACCAAGATGAGCTGGCGCTTCCGGTTGGGAGAGTACTACTACGATCCGGAGAACCGCACCATTGTTCATAAATCGGTAAAAAAGGTTTTTGACGTGGCGCCAGTGAGTATTCCCGCAAATGACACCACTGAGATCAATGCTCGCGCCTGGGTAGACGGAGAGATCGCCCGGGCAGCCCGGAGAGAGGCAGAGCTTGATGAACAGCGCAGGAGACTGCGTATAAAAATTATGAACTGTATAGGAGGAAATAACTATGGATCGAATCACTGAAATCCAGGCCAGACTAGCCGAGATTAACACCGAACTGGACGCTGCTACCGGTGAGGACCTTAATGCGTTGGAGACCGAATCCCGCAGCCTGCTGGAGGAGCTCGAAGGGTTGCAGAACACCGTCCAGACCCGCCAGCAGCTCCGCGACCAGATTGCTGCCGGCGCTGGGACGTTGGTTCAGAAAGCCCATGCGCAGGCATCCACCGAGGAACGGGCGGCTGCTGATTTTGTAAAAACCAATCGTATGATGATCGGTATCGAGCAGGCTCGCGCTGTGCTGGTTTCCGGTGGTACCCTGGCCACTCCCACCGAGGTCTCCGGTATCCATGACATCGCCGGCGCTAAAGTATCCAGCATCATCGACATGGTCCGGGTGGTCAACTGCGAGGGCATGAGCACCAACCGTGTGGCCTATATCGATGAGGACGCCGCTGAGGCAGCCGCCCAGACCGAGGGCAGCGCCGCCACCGGCAAGGAGCCTACCTTTGCGTATGTGGATATCACTCCTACTTCTGTGGCAGTTACCGCTCAGATTTCCAAACAGGCCAAGAGGCAGACTCCTCTGAATTATAGCGCGAAGGTTCGTGAGCAGGCCCTGTTGGCCCTGCGCAAAAAGGCTGCCAGCCTTGTTACCACCGCCTTGAAGGGTTCCGCTCTTAACGATACTGTGGCGGCTACCGTAACCAGCGCCAAGGGTGTGGTGGACGAGCATACCCTGCGCAAGCTTGTTCTGGCCTATGGCGGCGACGAGGGCGTCGGCGCCGGCGTTCTGTTTCTGAATAAGGCCGACTTAATCGCCTTTGGAGACGTCCGGGGAACCAATGAGAAGAAGGCTATCTATGAGATCATCCCCGATGGGGCCAATCCTAACACCGGTGTGATCCGAGATGGCGGCCTGTCTGTGCGTTACTGTCTCAACAGCGGGCTAACCGCTTGTGCCGGTACTGCCCAGCCCGCTTCTTCCGCCGCCGATCTGCCCACCATGATCTACGGTGATCCCAAGGCGCTGGAGCTTGATCTGTTCTCTGATTATGAGATCAAGGTATCCGAGGACTTTGCCTTCACCTCCCTGATGGATACCATCCGAGGCGATGTGGAGCTGGGCGCCGACGTGGTGGTCAAGAAAGGCTTTGTAGCCTTGACCATTGCAAAGGCTACTGCCTAATGGCCGGCTAATGAGCGGGGCTAACCGCCCCGCTCGCCCTTTGGAAGGAGGTGCCATATGGCGGATACTGTCTTAGCGAGGATTAAGCTGTTTTTGCGTATCAGCCACACCGTGCTGGATGAGGACATCCAGGCAGACATCGACGCCTGTATGGCGGACCTGAAAGCCGTTGGTGTAATATATGCGGCCGCGGGGGACCCGCTTATTTTCAACGCCGTTAAGCTGTATTGCAAGTCTCTCTATATTGATGATGTGGTCAAAGGGGCAGAGTATCTGCGCCGATACGAAGCGTTAAAGGCCTGCCTGATGATGGCTGAGGGCTACGGCTGGAAGGATGAGAACGATGAATGAGCTCATCAGCTTCGTGACAGAGACCTCTAGCAGGGACGTGCTATGTGGGCTGCGCAGTATTGGACTGACGGAGTTTTATCAGGCCCAGGCTACGAACTATCGTCCTGAGTTGAAATTTGTTTTGGCGGACTACCTGGATTACCAAGGGGAAACCTACATCCGATACAATGGAGACCTGTATGTGGTGATCCGGACTTATCGGACGGGTCAGGAGCTTGAGATCGTCGTGGGACGAGCATCCTCCGAGGAGGTGGAGCTATATGGCTAAAACCATAAAAGGCGCGGACCTGAGTGCCATTCTTGAGCAGGAGTTGGCGCAGTATAAGAAGGCGATTACAGAAAAGATCAATCATCTGAGCGAGAGAACGGCAAAGGCCATAGTAACACGTACCCGGGCAACGGCACCGAAGATGACTGGAGACTACCGAAATCGCATTGCATATAAGCAAAGCAAGCGTAGTCCAGGAGGAGATACCTATGTCTGGTATGTAAAGCCCCCGGACCACCGCCTCACCCATCTGCTGGTTCACGGGTACGCTAAGCAAAACGGCGGTAGAACTAAGGCTGATCCGTTTCTGGCTAATGCTTTGGATGTGGAATTTCCTAAGTTTTTGCGAGATGTAAAGGAGGCGGTAAAGGATGGTTGAGGAGATTCTTACCGCCGCTGGCCTGGAGCACAGACAGGGGCGCTTTATAAAACCGCCGGCGGAAACCTATGCGGTTTACTTTGATGACGTTGATGTGGATGGCCCTGACCCATTGCTATCTGGGACGACGACACTGGCGAGAATTTGCCGCCACGATGTGCGGATAGAACTTTACGAGCCAAAGCCCGATCCGAACGCAGAAGCGGCTTTGGAAGCACAATTGGACGCCAGGGGAGTTCCCTGGACAAAAGAGGACCGGTATTGGCTGGATGATGCCCAGCGGTACCAGGTCCTTTTTGAATTTACTTATACAACCAAGAGGAGGTAAACAGAATGGCAAAACGAGATAAAAAAACGATTACCCTAGGTTCTGGGAAGGTGTATATCCAGGCCTTTTCTGAGACGATGCCCACCGTAGACAGCCTGTGTGTGGAGGCTAATCTGCTGGGATACATCAAGGGCGGTGCCGCCCTTGAGTATACCGAGGAAACCTACGAGGAAAAGGATGATTTGGGGTTTGTATCCAAGATCATCACTACCTCCGAGGAGGCTATATTCAAGTGCGGTCTACTGACCTGGAACGGCTCCACGCTGAAAAATTTGATTGATCGCTGCGCCTCGACTGAATCCGAAGGAAAACGGACAACTAAGATCGGTGGCGCCGGCAATGCCCAGGGAGGATATTACGCGATCGGATTTGCGCATGAAGATGCCACCGACGGTAATCTGTGGATTTTGATCAAAGGCCGCAATACCGCGGGGGCCTCTTTGACCTTTAGCACCGACGAGGGCACCGTCATTGAGCCCGAGTTTAAGGCCATGCCCCATGATGATGACGGCACTTTGATTGAGCTAATCGAGGAAATCCCTGCCGCATAAGAACACGGTGAAGTTGGAAGCGGAGAGTAAGGCGCTCTCCGCTTTCTGTTTATAGGAGGGAGTTGAAACCCATGGAAATGGTACGGTTGAGCGATTATCGTCCGCCTGTCTTACCCCTTGAATTACTGGATGAAAGCAGGACCACGTTGATGATTACACCACCGCCTTTGAAGATGATTGAACGGCTTCAAGAGGAGGTACCTGTACTGTTCGCAAAAGACCCAACGGGAAAACAGGAGGGGGCCATTGCGGCCTATGAATTGGCAGCCCAGTTGATGAGCAGCAACCTAGATGGGATGCGCATCACGGCTGAGGGATTGCGCGATAAATACCGGGTGACCCGAACCGACCTGGTGAACTTTTATAACAGCTACCTTTCTTTCTTAACAAAGATACAGACAGCAAAAAACTGAGAATCCCGCAGTATCCATCGGCAGGAACTGCGGGGGGACATCAGTATGAAGTGGAAACCTGGTGGAAACGGTTGGTGGCTGAGTATACCGGGTTGAATTTTTTGCAGGTTGCCGAGCTCAACTATTTGACCTATTTGCAGTGGCGTCGCGATGCCTATATCTATTTTCTGGAGAAAACCGAGGCTGGCCGGGAATACCTGGACAATGCTTGGCGGATGGAGCAGACCAAACCGGACCGCGAGGCGCTGCGTAAACGATTGAAGAAAGGGGGAACGCCCGGTGGCGACCAATAAAATTAAAGGTCTTACTGTGGAAATTGGCGGCGATACCACAAAACTGGGCAAAGCCCTTGAGGACGTCAATAAGAAGACCAGAAGTCTTTCCGGGGAGCTGCGCCAGATTGACCGTCTTTTAAAGCTCGATCCGGGGAATACGGAGCTATTGGCCCAGAAACAGGATGTGTTGGCCGAAGCCATAGAGCAGACCAGGGAGAAGCTAGACAAGCTCAAGGAGGCAGAGCGCCAAGTACAGGCCCAGTTTCAGCGGGGTGAGGTCTCCTCTGAACAGGTTCGAGAGCTGCGAAGGGAAATACTCAGCACTACCGATCAGTTGGCAAAGTATGAAAAAGCCGCGGCTGAAACTGCGGACGCTCTTGAGGGACTGGGAAAGGAATCAGACAACGCCGCGGATGATGTGACCAAAGTCGCAGATGCCGAGCAAAGAGCATCAAGCGAGGGGAAGGGCCTCGGGGACTCCCTCAAAAGTAAAGTATCGGCCGGTTTGAAAGCCGTGACGGTTGCCGCTACGGCTGCCGTTGGCGCGTTGGTAGGGGTGGCTGAATCCTCCCGAGAGTACCGCACAGAAATGGGCAAATTGGACACGGCCTTTCAAAATGCGGGGCATAGCTCCGAAGCTGCAAAGCAGACCTACGAGGAATTGCAAAGCATTCTAGGTGAAACCGACCAAGCCGTGGAGGCCGCTAATCATCTGGCGAAACTGTGCGACAATGAGGCGGAACTCATTGAATGGACCGACATCGCCACGGGGGTTTTTGCGGTATTTGGCGATTCGCTCCCCGTTGAGAATTTAACGGAAGCAGCGAACGAGACGGCTAAAACCGGACAGGTTGTGGGCGGTCTGGCAGACGCCATCAACTGGGCGGCAAAAGAGGGAGAAACCTTTGGTGTCACACTAAAAGCCAACACTAAGGAAAACGAAGCTTGGAATAAGGCGGTAGAAGATGCCACGACCGCGGAGGATTATTTCAATCTTGCTTTGCAGGATTGTTCATCCGAGCAGGAACGGCAAGCGCTTATTACCGAGACTTTGACCGAGCTGTATAGCGATGCCGCTGACACCTATCGAGACACCAACAAAGAGGTTATTGAGGCAAATAAGGCTTCCGAGAAGTGGAATGCCGCCTTGGCCAAATTGGGGAAGCGCTTTGATCCAATCGTATCGGACGCCAAGGAGATGGGCGCGGCATTCTTGGAGGATATCGGGGAGCCGCTGGAGGATATAGCGGGCTTTATTATATCCGATGTACTGCCGGCCCTGGGCAGTTTTGCTCGATGGGTCACTCAGAATATCCCGTTGATTGCCTCTGGCGTTGCGGGCTTCACGACCGCCCTGGTGACCTATAAGCTGGCTACGGATGGGGCCGCCCTTGCAACGAAATTATACACTCTGGCCCAGGAGGCACTCTTACGGGTTATGTTACTTAACCCGTGGGCGGTAGCCGGGGCTGCGATTGCAGGCGTAACCGTTGGATTACTTGCGGCGGCGACGGCGGCAAGAGAAGCGTCTCGGGATATAGACGGCCTAACTGACGAGCAGAAAGAGCTGGCAGACGCCTCCCACGAGGCGGCCGACGCCTTGCGAGATCAGCAGGCGGCGTCGGATGAATCGGCCGCTGGGGTGCTTTCTCAGATGGGGTATATTTCCGATCTGGCTGATGAACTGGGGCGGATGGCGGATGCCAATGGCCGGGTCCAGGAAAGTGACCAGGCCCGTGCTCAGTTTATCCTGGGGGAGTTGAACGCCGCCCTTGGTACTGAGTACCAGATGAACGATGGAATCATCCAGCAGTACGGCACCTTGAAGGCCAATATTGACGAGGTCATCGCTAAGAAAAAAGCGGAGGCTTTGCTTGAGGTCTATAAGGAGGACTGGGCGCTTGCGGTAAAGAATGAGGCCGCAGCTTATGACACTCTGATTAACACAAGACGAGCCTATGATGCGCAGCTTCCCACCTTTCTTGCGGCTGAAGCGGAATTTAACGCTGCGAAGCAGGCCCTTGCGGACGCTGAAGCGACCAATTTTGAGGGCATGACCCAGCGAGAGATTAACGCGCTAAATGAGCGCGTGACCTTTAGTGGCATTAAACTAGCGGAGGAGCAAGGCATTCTAAACCAGAGAAAGGAAGCGCTTGACCAGGCGGCGGCTGATTATGGTGCCACCCAGGCAAAAATCCAGAGTTATGAGGATGCTACTACCGAGTGCCTAAAGGGCAATTATAGCGAGGTGGAAAACATCCTTACTGGCAAGAGAGTAGCCATGGATCAGTACGCGGATGGCGTTGGCGCCGCATCAAAAGAAGCGGTTGACGCTCTATTCCAGGAAGCTGTTGACGCGGGCTTGGCCGCCGAGGCAATAAAGGAGAATTTCGAGAACGGTGTTGATGGGTACACCCAGGAGATGGTGGATGAAGCCGAACAGGGCTACCAGGATGCTTTGGCGAAGTTCGACACTGCATATAAGGACGCCTATGGCGTTGGTTCCGATATGGGCGCGGGTCTCGGAGGCGGACTGGATTCCCAGCGGTCCTGGCTGATGCGCAAAGCAGGGAATCTAGTCAGCGACATGATTGCCAGAATGCGAGCAAGCGCCGATAGCAATAGCCCTTCCAAGGAAACCATGAGTCTTGGCGAGGATATGGGTGAAGGGACAGGTATTGGTCTAGAGAAAAAGACCAAGTTCCTGATGGAGATCGCGCAAGATCAAGTCGATGGGCTTTTGGATGTATACTCCGGGCAAAAAAACTTGGCCGGACAGGCGGTTTTTCGCGGCTTGCAGGCGGCGTCCAGCCGTCGCCAGGAGCAGGGCTATCAGACGATGGCGAACAGCACATCCGAGAAATTGGAGTCAATCTTAGCAGCCATTGAAAAAGGGCAGGTCATATATCTTGATGGCGATAAGCTGGTAGGGGGCACCACCAGCCGAATGGATGCTAGCTTGGGCCGTCAAAGGATCCTGGTAGAGAGGGGGGCTATCTAGGTGGAGAAGCGTAAAGTGGTAATTGGCGTTTACGATACCGCAACGCATGGCTGGACCCTCACGGGGTACTCTCTGGCTCCCGCGGAGCAGAAAACTAACTTCATAGACATACCCGGCGGGGATGGGGCTTGGGACCTCTCCACCGCTCTGACGGACAACCTTCCCCGATACAATACTCGCGTACTGACTATAACCCTTGAATGCTCTGAAGGCTCTCGGCAGGACCGGGAGCTATTGATCAGTGGTATGATCAACCAGCTGGATGGTATGCGGTTGGAGACTGTTCTCCCGGACGATTTGGATCATTATGTGGTCGGGCGCATTCATGTGACCAAGGAGTATAACGACTTGGCCCATGCGGCTGTCACAGTAACGGCTACCTGTGATCCTTGGCGGTATAACCAGACACTGACCACGGGAACCTTTACCGCCGGAACAGAGGAGCACACTGTGATTCTCCCCAACAACGGCCGCCTGGCTGTCATTCCAACCCTAAAGGTGGAAGGGGAGGGTGCTTCCATTCTACTGGTATGTGGGGCGGCCTCTAAATCCTTTTCTCCGGGCACTTATCAATGGCCCGACCTAATGATTCCACCGGGCGGCCAGACCCTGACGTACAGCGGCACAGGGAGCTTTACCACAACGTATCGGGAGGCGGTGCTGGAATGATCCAGATTTATGCGGATAACGCGCTGGTTTATGATAGCCGTCTTGCGGAGTACGCCCTGCAATCCCTGACGCTTTCCCGTGGGTTAAACGTGGGCGGTACGGCAGTGATTACCATGCCTCCGCATCACCCGGCCTATGATGCTTTTGTGGCCTTTCGTACTATCGTGGAGGTATATAAGGACGGGAACCTACGTTTCCGCGGACGGGCACTTCCGCCAGCAGACGACTTCTATAACATGCGCACCGTTACCTGTGAAGGGGAACGGTGCTTTTTTCAAGACGCTGTATCCCGGCCGTACTTGTACCAAGATAGTCCGGCGATGATCTTCGCTGAACTGCTTCATGCGTACAATTCGCAAGTGGAGGCTTTTAAACAGTTTAAGCTAGGCACCGTTACGGTGACCGACCCGAACGACTATATCCGGTTGGAGAGTGAAGCCCCCGAGAGTATTTTGGACACCATCAACAAATTGGTGGAGCGCTGCGGGGGATATATCGTTTTTACCACCGATGAGGATGGGGCGCGCGTGGCCAACTGGTACGAGGAGCTGGGGTACCGCAGCGGCCAGGTAATAGACTTTGGTTCCAACCTGCTGAACTTCTCCCGAAACAGCGCCAACACCAGTTTGGCTACTGGTATCTACCCTTTGGGTGCTGTGGATGAGACTACCGGGGAACGGGTGACCATTGAGAGCGTCAATGAAGGCGTGGACTACCTCATTGATACCGAGGCCCAATCACTGCGGGGAACGATCATCAAGTCGGTAGTTTGGGACGATGTGACGATACCGTCGAACCTACTGCAAAAAGCACAGCAGTGGCTTGCCCAAAATCGTGTCATTGTCACCGCATTGGAGCTATCTGCTCTTGACCTGTCTTATATGGATAAAACCATAGATAGCTTCGACGTGGGCGATTTAATCCGTGTCAGGTCAAAGCCCCACCAGGTAGATGAGGAGTTTCAACTGACCACTCTAAACGAGGACCTATTGAACCCAGCAAATAGTACTATCGCATTGGGGAAAGAGCGGCGCACATTAACTAGTGCGGACGTGGCTGGCGACGATAAGAGTCTGAGCGAAATGCACAAGATTCAAGAGATTGTCAAGGCCGACTACACGTTGAACATCGCCCAAGCGATTGAGCAGACTGAGCAGCGATTGACCTCTTTGATCGAACAAACAGCCGAAGCAATCCGGACAGAAGTCTCCGAGAGCGCCGTGACTCAGGATCAAGTGACTGAGCTTATCAGCACGAGCATGACCCAGCTTTCGGATAGCTTCACCTTCCAATTTACAGAGCTGCGGGCTACGGTGGACGCAAACGACGCGGAAATGCGGGAGCAGTTTCAACTTTTTGAGAAATACATCCGATTTGAAAACGGCAATATCATTCTGGGCGAAAAGGGAAGTGAGCTAACCCTGCGGCAGAAAAATGACCGAATCAGTTTTCTGGATGGAGGCGCCGAGGTAGCATATTTTTCCAACAAGCAGCTAGTGGTCCTTGACGGCCATTTTCTGCACTCTCTGCGGATAGGGCCTGTGGCCTTTATCCCGCGGGAAAATGGCAATATTTCTTTGACGAAGGTGGGTGAATAGCGATGGCAACGATTACAGGCAGTACGTCTAGTAGTGTCTGGACCCACAGGCTGGTGGTAACGGAGGGTTCTGCCGATATCGCGAACAACACCAGCCCGTTGACGGTAGAGGTCTATATCGGCCGAGTATCCTCCAGTGGGTCGTACATGTACGGCGCCAAGATAAGCGGCGTTGTCAACGTGACTGGGGCAGGCAGCCAGTCCTACTCCTACAACAACCCCAATAGGGTGAATATCGGCGCCGGCGAGTGGCTGCACATAGCGACGGTTACGTTTTCTGCGGTTCCCCATGATGCGGACGGAAGCAAAACCGTTACTGTAAGCGACTCCTTTACCAACAACATCAACCCTCGGAGTGGATCAGCCAGCGGAAGCGTGACGTTGACCACGATTCCCCGGGCGACCACGCCCACTCTAAGCGCTTCCAGCGTGGACATGGGGGATACAGTGACCATCAACACCCCGCGAGCGAGCTCGGCGTTTACCCATGATCTGGCGTACTCTTTTGCGGGAGAATCCTATGTTACCATCGCCACCGGCATAGGGACCTCTTACACCTGGACGGTCCCTGACCTAACTACCAAAATTCCAAACGCCAACAGCGGCGCGGTGACGATCCGATGTATTACCAAAAATGGGTCCGCTGAAATTGGTACGAAAACCGTTTCTTTGACGGCCCGGGTGCCAACCTCTGTTGTGCCGACCATTGGCGATGTAACCCTGACAGAGGCCACCGAGGGTCTAGCGGAACAGTTTGGCGCCTTTATCAGCAAATATTCCAAGGTGGCCGTAGCGATTACTGCGGAGGGAGCAAAGGGATCCACAATCAAAAGCTACAGTTCGACACTGCTGGGCAAAACCTATGCCGGCAGTTCCTGGACTTCCGACGCGCTGACCGGCGGCGGAGACTTGGCCGTGGTCACTACCGTGACGGATAGCCGGGGTCGAACAGCCTCCAAGACCACGGCGTTTACTGCCCTAGAGTATAGGCCCCCAGAGATTACCGCTTTTCGAGCTTATCGGTGCAACGCTGACGGTGAGGCCTATGATGACGGCCAGTATATCGCAGTTGTTTATGCGTACAGCGTCCAGCCTTTGGACAATAAAAATACGGCGGCCATGGAGGTGGAGTATAAACGGAGCACCGTCTCGACTTGGTCATCTTTGTTATCCAGCACTGCGCTGAGCGCTGATGAAACGGTGAAACCCACAAGCCCTACCTTTTCTACCGACTACCAGTATGATCTCCGGATCAGCGTGACGGATTGGTTTGGGGAAACCGGTACCTATCGGGCACTGCTGCCTTCTGGAGCGGTGATCCTGGACATTAGCGCGGATGGCTTGGGCCTTGCCTTTGGAAAAACCTCTGAGCGGCATGGTGTGGACTTTGGATGGGCGGCAAAAGGAATGGTGCTGGGGCTAGGAGAAGCTACTGCGAGCATTCCCTCTGGTGCAGACCTAAATGACTATAGGACGCCTGGGGTCTACGGGATACCCAATGAGGAGGTGGCAACCACGCTGCTCAATGCGCCTATTGGGAAAGCGGGCACCCTTCGGGTATACGCCGCGACGGGGCAGGCAGTTCTAACAGGCGCATTGGTATGCCTCATACAGGAATTCCGATCGTCGAACGTTTTTGATCCGTCCTACCGCCGATATATGGGTACGGATGATACTTCTACATGGGAGTTTGGCGCTTGGGTGTCCACCTGGGATACATTGGCCCAGACTGGGCGTTCACTATCCGTGGGGCAGATGATGCCGGAAGGATTACCGGAAGGGGTGGTCAATGCTGCAACCGGCTTCGCAGTGAACGGAAGTACACTAGATTACATTGTAGACAGCGGGGTAACGGACGGATGGACATATCGGAAGTGGGCTTCTGGGATCATCGAATGCTGGAAGAGGGAGGCGATAGGGGCCGTACAAATAGCAAATCTGGCAGAGTATCAATATTACTCGGACACTATGTATTTGTATTACCCGGTTGAATTATTCAAGACTGTCACCCACGCGAATATATCGGTATTCAACAATGGGCGTGTTTTTACCGTATCAAATCTATGGCTGTACTCAGTATCTGTAGGTTATCGCCTTATGTCTAGCTATAGGAATGAGACCTATGAAGGTGCGTATGTAACCGGGTACATCGTAGGCGAATGGAAATAGAACAGTAAGGGTGGGAGAATCCACACCCTTTATCATGGAATGAGGAGGAATATTGATGGTACCAATTAGAGACATGCCAATGCCTAAAGTTAAATATCCGTTGAAATGCCCGTATCAGATGACCCCGACCCGGATTGTTGTGCATAATACCTATAATGATGCTCCGGCGGAGAACGAGGTCAAGTATATGCAGGGCAACCTAAAGCTGGGGGGATTCCACGCTGCTGTTGACGACAAGGAGATCATCCGATGTTCGCCTTTTGACCGCAACACCTGGAATGCCACCGATGGGAATGGCCCGGGGAACCGGCAGGGAATTGCCATTGAAATCTGTTATAGCAAGAGCGGCGGCGAACGATTCATCCAAGCGGAGAAGAACGCAGCGGAGTATATTGCCAAATTACTGAAAGAGCGCAACTGGGGCCTCGATAGGGTGACACGGCACTATGATTACTTCCCGGAGAAGGGATGCCCGCACCGTACTATGGCCATGGGCTGGCAACGGTTTCTGGATATGGTAGCTGCGTACATGGGGGGAGAGGTCCCGCAGCCTACTCCTGTTCCCAGTACAAAGGAGATTGATGCATTCTATCGGGTCCGCACCCGAAAGCATGGCTGGCTCCCAGAGGTATGTAACCTTGCAGACTATGCCGGGTGGGAGGATAGCCCCATTACCGATGTGGCCATCGGGGTGTCCCATGGGTCGGTGAAGTACCGGGTGCATGTGATGGGCGGAGGCTGGCTCCCCTGGGTAACTGGATACAACATCAATGATATCGTGAACGGTTACGCCGGTAATGGGAAGGTGATCGACGCCATCCAGGTGTATTTCTATACCCCTGATGATATTCGGCCCTATCAGAAAGCCAAGTACCGCGTGGCTCCTGTGGGAGGCGGGTATTACGCCTTCCAGTACGATAGCGAGACCACGAATGGCCAGGATGGATATGCTGGGCTGTTTGGCAAGGCCATTGGCAAATTCCAGCTAACCATCGAATAGGGGGTGATTGGATGTGGAAGTAGCGTTGTCGATTCTCTCGGTTCTTGGGATCAATGGTATTTTGCTGTTCTTCATCAAGCGGTTCTTTGACAAGAAGGACAGCGAGGCGAAGGAGGAAAAATCGGATAGAGACGCGCTAATCAAAGAGGTGCGGACAGGCCTTGATACCATCCGTTTGTTGGCTTATGCCAGACTATCCGAGGAAATCGAGAGGTTGTTGAACAAGGGATACGCCACCCCATCGGAGCGGCGGATTCTGGAGGAGATGTTTTTGAATTACAAGGCCCATGGGTGGAATGGAGATATGGATTCTAGGATAGAGAAGGTTCATACCCTCCCCACCAAGGACTTGAAACATTAAGGAGGAAATTTGTGATGAGTGAGTTTACCCAGTTTATTACCGAGAATATGTACATTGTGGCGGCTGTCCTGTATGTGTTGGGGGTATTTTTGAAATCCATCCCCAATATCCCAGACTGG